ATATAACTAGATCGGATTTCTTTAATTGCGCAAAATACAAACATGGTTTTCCTGTTTTTTGTTCAAGATATTCCTTTGTCTTTTTGAATTCATTTATCAAAAAATCTCGATCTTTTCTGTTTTTAAAGTATTCTGCCGTTAAACAAATGGCGTTGATTGTTCTATCTGTTTTATGAACACCTTTAAAATGACATGCAAATGTACCAGAACATGGTAATAAGGTAGAATCAACACAATTGCTTTCCAGAAAGGCTTGTGCCATTTTATCACGAGTGGTGATCAGCTTAACATTCAATAGACTTTTATGAAGCACTTCTTTAGTGTATTCTGATGTGTTTAAATGTGCTGCAAATTCTTCTGGTGTCATTGTTTCCGAAGGATAACCACCACCACCAGCCAGTTTCAACACAGGTACACCAAGAGCATTTATATCATCCCAGATTTCATCATCATAGTAGAATTTCCAGTCATCAAGATTGTTGTACTGTGGCATACCACCATAAACAATATAATCACAGGTTTTCATCAGAGCCATTTCTTCAGGTGTTAGTGGTTTAAAACGACTTATAAGATGCCACTCAACTGGTTCTGGAATAGCTTTGTTCAGCACATGCTGTAAACCAAACCGTATGAATACATCACCTACGTTGATATGACCAGTGTAATCTTCGATTAAGTTAGTCAGGAGTGCTATTTTCATCTTTTTTCGCCACCATATCAATTTTTACACCAAGAAATTCTATCTTTGCTGTAACAAAATCTGTATCACAATCCTGTTTACCTATTTCAACAGATAGAACATTTGGCATTAGTTTATCATCAATAAAAACTTTTGTATCATATCCAACGCCTGTTTCATTAACAATTCTAACTTTACATTTATTTGAAAGTTCTGGCATTGTCAAAACCTTTCGAGTTTCCATATTAAAACTGCACCTTCAGTTCACCAGTCAAGAACATGTGGCGTTCTGCCTGTCTACGTCTTACAAGACCATTACTAACTTCTTTCTTTTTTGTCTGTGGATTGGTTATTTTATTCCATACAAGAAACTGTTCAGCAGCACCACCATAATCTTTTGCATTAAGCTTTTTAAGCAAGGTTGATGTGGCAAAATTACCAGCACCAATATTAAAAGCTAATGATACAAGTGCGTCAAACTGATGTTGTTTCAATGGAACTGTAACGCTTCTCAATACAGTCTTTTCAAAACTTGTCATATCTTTTTTCAGCAGATTGTCAATATCTGCATCTGAAATTCTCATACCTTTTGGAGAAGGCTGACCAAGAGTTTCACCAGTATGCCCATAACCAATAGTCCATTTACCAGCAGGACACAGATAACCTTCGTAATGTTTACCTTCAAATGACTTTACAAGTGAAAGTCCATTTTCACTGATATTTATTGGTTGTTTCTGTTCTACAGGAACTTCGTCTGTATAACCACATTTTGGGCATTTCATAGTTTAAAAACTCCTAATAATCGTATTTATCTGCCTTTTTGGAATCAACACTTTCAATACCATAACTTGCATCTAATTTAACTATATCATTACACAACCTAGAATAGCAATCAGAACAAAGCTGTTGAATTGTTTTATGTTCTGGATTCTTTGGGTCGCGCCGCACTGTAATAAACGGCTTTTTGGAATGACAGCACTCACAGAAATCCTCAAAACATTCAAGACATAACCGAGTTGCACCAGCAACTATTTCATATGGGTTTGGGCACAATTCACATTTATGATCTTTTTTTGGTATCTCAATAGATGGTTTAAAGTCAGGATTTTTGTTCCTGACTTCTGGTGGTCTTTTTGTCATGCAGTGAGAACCTGCTTTCAGGGTTTTATGGGAATGTTCAAAAGATATCCAATTACCATTGCAACAACAAGAGCAATTACTTTGAATATATACGGGTTTAATCCAAGTAGAAATGCACCACTATCATTCTGATTTTGTTTCTGTTTCTTTTGATCTTCCAAAACCTGATGTGAAATACAGTTTTTCTGAATTGACTGAACGCTATTGGTCAGATTTTCAAGGTTCTTATTTATGTTATTGAAGTTCTGTGCATTAAAGTCTTTTACATCAGCAATCTTTTCTTGAAGATTATCCAGTAAAATCTTCTGTTCTGCCTGTGTTTTAATCAGTGCTACAAATTCTCCGTCGAATCTGAAATGGTCGTCTTTGTGCCCGGCTGGTGGTGTCATGGTAAGTTGCTCACTTTCTGAAAATCTTTAAGATAATGTTGACAATGAATGAATACAATTTGGAATACCAAGGATTAGAGATTGGTTTAGGACTTTCACTAATTGTATAAACACATTGAGGCGTGGCATAAGTGAGCATCTTGGAGAAAATATCAAAGGGAAAACTTTTGATACTTCCATCAAGCCACCAAACAACAACCTGCCGACTTTCTGTGTGTACACTATGAAGAACGCACCAATGTTGATTGACCATGGCAAACAACAATGTGAGGAATGGAGAATAGTTTGGAACGTGATGAACAAGAAGAATCGTTTTGTTATTTGCTAATTTACCTGTGAAAAGCTGTTCTGCAATTGGCTCAATTAAACTATATTTAAGATTTTTTTCTGGGAATGCTTTTAAATATTCTGTTATTACTCGCTCATGTTCTGCTGGATTATCGTCAAAATCCACATCATTATATTCCATGATTGCCTTTAAATCTTCATAAACCTGTTCATAAGGCACATCCAGAATAGTTGAAAGTGAGAAAGCCATTGCCGTTAAGCCACAGTCTTTCTTTGTTTTCATTTTCGGTGGAATTATCATAACGATACCCGAAAATACTGAATTACCGGTCACTTTTTATTATAACACAAATGACCGGTAATTCAATAAGTTTAACTAGAAATTTACTTCAAATCTTCTGGATTTCCCGGTTCAATCTTGGAAGCTTTTTCCTGTTTTTTGAGCATCTTTTCAAACTCGCTCATTTTGCTGGTTTCGTTGGTTTCAATGAACTTTTTAACAACGGCTTCTGCGTCGAATTTCATACATTTACCACCAACAACACAGCGCCATGGCTGACCATTACCACCAAAGTCAAACATGAATGTATTTGGCCTGTTGCAATGCAGGAATGAACACGATTCCTCGTTTACCATATTGACATTGGTTGGATAACCAAGGGTCTTTGGATTGGTACCACCCCAGAGAACAATAGCGTTCCGTTTACCAAGAGCAGCCCATGCATGTTGAGCAAAGCTGTCAATAAAAATACCATATTGGCATCTATCCAACAATGCGAATATATACCGTGGATTCATCGGGTCTTTGTCAGCCAGACGCAAACAGTTTTGTAATTGTGGTTCAGTTGGAAGGCCGACATGGAGAACGGCATATCCGAGCTGAACAAGATAATTCACAATTGCTTGTGCTGTTTCTTTTTTAAGTTCGCGGTAATGTTGTGGTCTTGTTGGATTCTGAGCTTCCTGTGGTGAATAATATGATGTACCACCAAATGGCTGAAATGCTACCAGTGGTCTATCCAGCTTAATCTGGTTTAAAAACTGTTCAGCAGCGGCTCTTTCTTCCTCAACCAGATTGATAACGCCACATAGAGTAGAAGGAGCCTGAATACCAAGCATTTTGCACCATGATTCAATCAAGTGCATTTCGCCTTTGCGGTATTCGATGTCGGTGTATGGCTCAACTTCCATTACTTCAAAGTCTTTGTGATCTTCAAAGAAGTGAGGAACAACACTCAATGGATAAGTCCGGTCAATGACATCTTCAAGGCCAGTAAATGCTTCTGGATAACTTGTCATTGCATGAATGACTGCATCTGGATTCTGTGACCTGAAGGCTTTAAGTACTGCGGTTGCCATGATTTGTTTACCAAGACCACCACCAGAACGCCAGTTAATCTTACGAATTTCGGGGAAATCTTTCTTTGATTTAGCCATATGCCTACCTTTGGTTTAGAATGATATAAGATAATAGCACTCGTTGTTACGAAATGTCAATCATTCTATCTTATGACCCATTTCACTCAAAAGCTTTTCAACTTCAGCCTGAACTGGTTTCAGCTTTTCATGTGTAAGTGTTTTCAACGAATCATGAAATCCATTTTCAACACAATACAACGAAATTGCGTCAAATATTGCATCGGAAATGTGTTCTTTTAATACCTTTGCCATAATGATTAAGCCTGTGGATAATGATTGTCTTTGAGCCAGAGTTCACAGCACTCTTTCAGGACTTCTGTTGGGCTTGTTGATACAGCTTCATCTTTATAAGCTTCAATAACGGAAACTTCTTCAGAATAATGCTGACGCATTACAACACCAGAATCCATGTGTGGCATATCGCCATTATTCAACAATTGTCTGGCTTCTGCATCTGCATAAAAGTGAAGTTCAAAGTTGATTCTGTTGCCAGAAACATTGAAATTCTTGATCTCACCAACTGCGTTAGGAAATGCTGCTTTGTAATTGTTTGAACTTCTGGAAAGAGAAGTGGTAATCATATTAAATACCTCCAAATTTATTTTTAATCATAACACATTTGTCAACTTATTTAAACATTTTCTATTTCAACTTGAAATATTTCAGTTGTTCTTGAAATAACTATTTGAATCAAACGACATAACGAATTTCAATCAACAGGATTCATCGGATTGACCAAATGGTCAATCATTTCACGCAAAGAAACAACATCAGGGCATTCATCAATATCTGTCTGTATTTTAGCATATTTTAATCTTATTTTAGCTCGTTCTTGTTCGGCCAAGATATTGTCGTTACCAGGAATCTGTTTCATAATAACATTGTCATATGGTGTAAACTCAAGATCACGCGCCATTCTTCGATATCTGTGTGATATCTCTTTCGCTTTTGTTAAATTTATTTTAATTTTTCCCATCACTTTCACCATTCTTCTGGTCTACCAACACCATATCCATCTGGTGTTGTGAAATCTGCCTCCCATGCGTTTCTGAACACACGATCATCTGGTAATTCTGCTTTATCAATAATCAAATATGGTACATTTTTAGGAACATCAATTTTAGCTATGTGTTGTATGTCAATGTTCTGTCCACATGGATGTATAACAGCAATTCCACCATGTTCGTTTGGATAAATTATTACTTTTTCCATAATTTTATCTCCAATTATATAATAAATGCAAGTGCAACAAAACAAGCATCAGCCATTGCAGAATAGTTCCCTGTTCCTACCAAATAATATGTTGTTGCATATGCACTAGTATTATATGGCATGTTTAAATAGGCAGGACTTGGGCCAGCTGTACCAACAGCAGCATAATTTGCACTTGACATAGCTGTGCTGAAATTGATCTTATAATATCCAGTTCCACAATCAACTATTGATGATACACCACCACTACCACGAATAGAAATCGTTCCAGTTCCGTTGAAATTAATCCATGCTTTTACATTACCTGTTCCAATTCCCGGCCCAACGAAACAATCAGAACATACAATTGGTGAATATACACAAGTTGTACCACAAACGATTGGAGAAGTTACACGAGTTGTACCACAAACGATTGGAGAATTTACACAAGTTGTACCACAAACGATTGGAGAATTTACACAAGTTGTACCACAAACGATTGGAGAACATACGCATGTAGACCCCAAAACACATGTACTTATTACATAATTTCTAACCCACAAATAACCAGATAATGACATAGACGCATTGACTGTGCCATTTAATACCCAATGAACCTGATGATGATCACTAAAATAACCACCACCAACCGTTGAATATGAGTAACCCATACCATAAAGTGTATTAAAATCTGTTGTTGTAGCATCTGGCATATAGGATGAACCCATACTCCAGATACCTTGTGTTTCGGCAGAGTTATATGTACCAACATAACCAAGTCTGGATGCTTCTATTCTACCAGATGAATACACGAAAGTACCACGAACACAAGAGTTAGATATTAAACAATTCGCACACACACCACCACATGCATAAACCATCCCACTTGAACGAATATAACAAGTAGAGCAAATATAACTATTTACAATAAGATTATTATATGAATAAATTGGAGTACAAAAGTGCGTACATACTGCTGGATTAATTATTAAGCATTGATTTTCATAAAGACAAATATTACCATTTGAACGCAAGATTATATCTTTTGGGGAAGCATCTCCACCTGCTGCTGCAATTAAAATAATTGTACCATGTGAATATAACATAGTTCTATTACAAGCATAGATTAGATTTTGACAGTACCCTTCACCAAATCCAGTTGTTCCGGTGATCATACCTAAATAGTTTCCTGAACTATAATCGACAAATACCAAACCATCATTCGTTATTGAGGTACATGACCATGAACTTCCAATTGTTCTACAAAAAATCACACCACCAGAATATATACAAGTGCGTGATGTTCCAGTATCTACAAAACATAATGATGCTGGTAGTAAATAAGTACATTTGTTAACTACAAAACCTTCAGAATAAAAACATCCAGATACTGTACAAAATCCACCAATACAACCCGCCGACGCGCAAACAGTGCCCCTGACCGTAGCATTATTAAACTTAGCATTACCCGCCGCGTCGATGCACCAGCCGGTAGTATCGCCTGAGTAGCAACCTGAGATTGCGCCGTTTGAGTTTAAAATCAGATTGCCTTTTGATAGACACTTAGAGTTAATATTCCAACCAGCAATAGTGCCCGCGTAAGAAGTTATACAACCACAAACGGTTAGGCAGTTAGTTGAAGCGTTCCAAGCAAGGCCACAACCGGCAGCAGAGCCACCGAGATAAAAGTTGCCACAGTTGTCCATGT